AACAGTTTTCAAATCTCTGACACGTGTCACGTCAATTACAGAATAGTCATTTTCTTTACCTGTTGTAGTCTGTTCAATTTTACCTTCCGACACATCGACACCAATAACAAACTTTTCACCTGGTTCGGGCAAGTCCCAAAGTTTGAGTGGTGATGGATCACTACCTTCAGATATTGTTGCAATCTCTTCGAATATGTAGTTCTTCGAACCGATATTAGTGCCGTCCGGCACAATTTGCCCAAACCGATGATTAGAGTGTTTCTTGGCATACTGTTCCATTTTACGCAACATCTCAAGGTCAAAGACTGGGCGACCAGATGCTAGGAACGCTTCCATGTCTGTGGCTGGATATTCCTGATAAAACTTCTTCGGATCATAACGAAACTCTTTCTTCTTTGCCCGACGCCACAAAACTTTACGGTCCCACGAATCGCGGTCATAACCCTTTTCGCGAAAAATATCAAACAACTTTAATTCCTCTTCAGTGTAATCAGCGATCGGCATGACACACGGTAATTCATATTCACTATGTTCGTGCCAGGCAAAAAACAACGGTTTAAATGCACCCTCACCAGTTACAGCATTCTGCCACTCATCGTAAAAATAACCACCAACACCATTCGCGGTACTCTCCAAAAATCCAAACGTATTGGCCGCCATAGGAATCGCTTGAATAGCTGACGATACAACATCGGCTTTAACTTCCCAAAAGGCAACCTCGGATCCATGGAAAAACGTAATCATAAGTGAACGACCCTTGCCATCTTTGGCAACCATGGTCTTAATACTGCTGTCTAACCCCAATGGTTTATGCGATACGCCGCACGATTCCGGGCTTTCACAGGCATCGATATGCTTTTTCCATTCGGCTTTTACATTATCTTCAACGTCAAACACAATATCTTTTCGGGTGTTATACTTCTTATCCGGCTGAAACATGGAGTTCGAAAAATCATAATAACGACGAAACATTTCATACAAGGTTTCCGCGGACGTCGATTCATGCGCCATAATAAGCGAGCGAGCATGCCGATGGGTAGTGGTCCACCAGTAACAAAGAGCCTCGATGATGGTCGATAACCCCATCTGGCGAGCTTTCAATACGATATATCGTACCGGCACGCCCGCTTCCAAGTCCTTCAGCACAATATCAACCAATAATTTCTGCGCCCAGTTCAACTCAAACGGAATAATCTGCGACGAAACTTTATCCTGAATCATCAAATTACGTTCGCGATAAATGTTAAAATCTTTCGCCATCACCTTAATGGCTTCATCAGCCTGTTCATCAGGTGTTAAATTTTCATAATTCGGGATTCGACTTCTTACCAGAGCTCTGGTTTCTTCACTGAGTTTTTCGGCCATGTTTGTGTCTGTTCCTTTCCTAATCGTTTGTTCGTTAGTGGATCGAGTGGGAATTCTTCGTTGAATGTTGGCATAACCTCTTCAACTTTATGACTGTCAATCGGTCGTTTATACTTTTCAGGATTTCTTTTGCGAAGTAATGCCCATGTCATTATACCAATTGCATCATCGAGTGCAATCTGTACAAAGGCAGACTTGTTTTCTAATTCGTTCCATAGTTTAATATGGCGTTTTGGAATCCAAACGTTAACACGTTCGCCATGGGTATAGACTCGATGCTTTTGCGGCATCTAAAACTCCTCAACGGTTACCGATTCGTCCACCACTTTAACATCAGCATCAGGGTTCAAGTAATAAAGTTTTATCATCGCCTTCCGATGTGGTTGCGACACTTTAGATTTCATAACTGTAACCTGAATCTCATGGCCTTTGTAGGCGCCATTCTTGGCATCCTTCGGGAACCGCCACGATGGAATAGTTTTCAACTGTAAAATTAAACTGGCCGCATAAACCGGTCCCATTCCACCGGGTGTATATTTCTGGGGTACATATGAACCGATAACATCGCGTTCCTGATTGATAATAACCAAGGCAGTGTCATTGTTTTTAAGGTCCATAGGAACGATTCTCATGAGTTTGTTGACAATCTTAGCCTTCTGACCAATATTGCTGGCTGTGGCGTCTCCTGCGTCCTCTGTGCGTGTCGTACAGGCCGCCAAGGAATCGAGGATAATCATATCGTAAATACCACTACGCGCTGCCGTCACAACCTGTTCGTACATATCCTCAATGAAAGCCGATTCGTTGTACAAGTGAAAATTTTTATTGCTAAGCCCCAACTCAAACAACAACTCTGGGTTCAACGCCGCCTCGGAGTCCACATAAAACACTTTCTTATCCGCCAAACCACGAATCATATTCAGCGCCAAAGTGGTTTTCCCAACGGCATATGGTCCCTGAATCTGCGTAACACGACCGCGGGGAATCTGTTGAAACTTATCCAGTTCCGGAATGCCAGTCGTAATCCACTTGACAACTGACAACCCCATCTTCTCAAACCCTGCCATTCGACTCTGGGCTTCTTCAATCGTAATGCCTAACCGTTTGGCAGTGGCAATCATACGATCGCTGGCGGGGTTAGCATCTACTTTGTTAATTTTAACTGGTGAAACTAACTTTTGGTTCGATGGGACAAATTCGGAATGGGTGATATCACATGGTGCCTCAACAACCGTACCAACTAACCCCGGTTTACGCTCAAACGCCTTACGACACTTATCCGTACAAAAACGAGCCGTCTTCCGTTTCGCTTCAAACTTAGTGCCACAGTTTTCACAATTCTTTTTCATAGGTGGTACCCGAACATCAGTGCGATGACATACAGTAAAATCAACCAAGGTAACAGTAGTGCCGCCACGATAGCACAGTAAAGTACCGCACCAATTAACCAACTAAGAGTTATTAACGGTATCTTCGCCAAGTTGGCCAATGAATCCATTGCTATGTCTAACATAATTACAGTTGCTCCTTATCGGTGGCGATTTCGTCTATAATTCGCAAGGTCGTAGTGTTGATTGCGTCAACGATATAAGATATGTTACCAGCGTCTAATCCGTTAGCCTTACATAATTTGGTCAGTTCTCCAAAGTTGACAATCAGACCTAAGCTACTTACGCCCATCCAATCCTGTGGATATTTAATCTTACTCATTATTCGCTCTTCTTTGTTTGTTCGTTAAAAGTCATTATTCTTTACCTCCAAGTTGAGCGACACGGTCTCTAATGCCGTCAAATGTTCTATAAAGTTCGTCTTGGTAATCCATGCTTATCATTTCTGCTACTGGTTTTGGTATAAGCATTTTCAGCTCGTCAAGTCGTGCCTCTCTAGTCCAGCGTTCCTTTAGGGCGAGGATTATAGGCAAGTATCGTCTGACTTGTTCTCGGTCTGATTCTTTTTCGGATTCAGATAGTTCCGAGTAAGGTGTTTCTATCTGTCTATCCCAGCGTTCTAAGATGTCGCCTTGCTCTGGTGATGAGTTATTTTCTCGCAATACTTGGTTACACCATTTCTGCCAATCCGACCAGCGTTGATGCTCAATATCTGCTAACTGTTCTACTACAGTAGCCATTTCACTCATTGCTTTCTGGTCTTGGATACTCATAACTCTACCTCTTTAAATGTTATCGACTCAATTTCTCTTGGGTCAAAGTCGTATTCGTGATAAGTATTATCAATAGTTATATTCACGACTGGGTTAATGTCCATCTCTTCTCCATTTTTCATCTTGACAGTAACTTCAAAAATAGGTTCTTTTTGTGATACTCTTTTCTGGTCTTGGATAGACTCAGCCATACCCATAGTTTCGGTCTTAGTTGGCACAGTCCCAATCCAGTTTCTTTGGATAAACTCATCAGATTTTTTACTCATTACTTGCTCTCCTTTGTTTGTGAGTTGGTCATAAATTACTCCATTGGTCTGCCATAGCATCGGCTATTCCTTGAAATGTTTTACTACGCATCCGGCTTCTTTCTTCTGGCGGTAGTTTCCAAGAGTTAAAATGCCATTCTGTATCATTTTCACCGTTTTTTAGTTTTATTATCTTTGGTTCAACGACATTAGTTGGAGTTAGTTTCGGCAACCCTTTCAACCATAGGCAAGTTGTTTTTCTAGTAGCATCACCGAACATATATGGTTGTATAATCTGGTCTGGTTTACAATATTTGCTGCTCATAATACATATCGGGTTCTCAATCGCCACCATTGGGCATTTGATGTTGGTAAACTTCATAAAAAAGTCTATTGCTTCCTGCTGTCTACCGTCTTTCCGCTTCTGTTCAAAATATCTAGCACCACTAACTGCGATATGCGTGCAAGGTGGGTGGGCAATAATTAAATCCCAATCCTTGTCCAACTCTTTCAAGACGTTGCCCTGGATATGCCACTCTGGGTGTCCGCCACTACAAGGTAAAATATCACAACTATATGCTTCGTGACCTAGTTTACGGAACGCCTTACAGACAGTTTGACTTTCTTCGCAAGCAATAAGTACTTTCATCTTGCTCTCCTTTGTTTGTAAGTTAAGGTTGGTCTTTGGTAGGTTCACAGTTGCTCCTTATTTAGACGGACATTTAATATAGTAATCATACCAAGTTAGGCGGACAAATGCAATAGTTAAACGGACAAAGTATATTAGACGGACAAACTAGGAGCTGTAAAAATTTGAGAAAAAT